GCGTGATGCGGAGGACACACTTTCTTTCTCGCAAGAGACAGAAGGAACTCTCCTGTCGTCGACAGGAGTGCCTCCTCAGAGTCCGAAACATGCTTAGGCATGTCAAGGACACTAAAATCCTTGGCCAGCTGCATGTGAGTTAAGACCGTAGCGTAAGATCCAATGGATTTTACCCACGACTTAGCTTCATCAGCAGCCTTAGGAGAACGGTCCGGGACCAGCGATGAGAGACCGTCCATGGTTGGGAACCGTGGTATGGTCGCAGTGATCTCCAGAGCCTCCTGAATCTTATTCAGGACGCCTGGTGTATCCAGATCCCATTTCACAACGGAATCTTGGATATCCATCACTGCCATCTCGATAGAGTACGCTTTATCGACGATGTCGTTCACAGGTCCTGGCCGTGTTAACCGGTAAAGGTTTCCACCATTACCGATTGGGAGCTTGGCCAAAGTGCCAGCCTCCTTCATCTCCTTCATGCGCTTCCAGAGAACCTTAGTGTTCTGTCTGATTGAGCTAGGGACATACGTGTCCTTCCCTTCTAAAACCAGCCAGGGTTGGCTTGGTTTCCCGAAGGGATAGGCCGGACGATACTTCTGGTGAGTATTAACATACTGACCGTAGAAGTAGAATCCGAAGTAGTCCTGTAGCACAGGCCAGACAGCCTGACTATAGGTTTTCCAGCTAAGCTCCCCAGGGAGTTTCACTCCTCGGGGTAGTTTAGCCTGAGGGTCATCCCAATTCGGCACACTCGGTACGTTAGTAACCGGGTCTGTCCAAAGAGGGATCGCCCCTTGGTTAGCCATGCAGGACACCCAAAATGTCCATCGGTGCGCGGCAGTTCGGATGGACTCCATGTCCGCCCGAACCTTCCGTATGATCAGTTTGATCGTATGGAGTACCAGCAGGACTTCAACGTCCCGCAGGTACGCTCGCGTACCTTTGTCCAAGTTGGACTCATCTCCTCCAAGAGCCCGAACCTTATTCTCGAAAGAGAGTAAGTAGGGTATCACAGAGGACTCTCCTACTCCTAGGCGGTCTAATAGATTACCTAGAAGTGCGAAGGCACTGATGAGTGCGGCTTGGGCTACACGCCCCAATTTACCCACTTTAAACTCCGGAACTGCCCGTAGATAGTCTCTACGTCGTATCAAGAGTCTGAGTAGTCCACAACTAGTTAGCTTTCCATCCAGCCAGCCTCTGGTCACGGCACGAATTGCCATTTCCAGACGCTGAGACGAGGTCTTAATCCCAAGTTCCTCTTTGAGGGACATGGGGCTTAAGTTCGTCCCGCCCAGGTAAACCTGAGAGGCAAAGATGAAGCACTTTCCAGACAGTGTCTTACTGTGGGAAATTGGGATTTGTAGGGACTCGCACAACTGCAGGTAGCTTTGCGCTACTGCATCATCCCCGGTTACGTTGTCGTCGCCTAGAACCCTGTACTTTGTAAAGGTACGGGGGTCGCGCCCAACTCGCTGCGCTGCGAAAAGCACCAGTGCATGATGCACCAGTGCCATCGAAGGCCACGAGCTGAGCGTCCCCATGGGCTGGCCTCTGGCGTACTCGACTAGAGTACCCCGGAGTCTAGGTATTACTAGAGGAATAAAATCCTCCGACGCCTTCGGAACACGGAATGCTCGATCAGTGAGCAATGCCCTCCATAGCATTGCTGTTTTAGCTCCCCAGACTCCTTTAAAGAGCGTATAGTAAAGCTCGATTGGGATCATATCAGTCGCAGACTTTAGGTCGATACTCCAATGGAGTTTCACACCTTCAGTCTCTTTTGCATATGACTTGAGAGCCTGGTCTTGATTGAAGGTAGCGTCCGCCGGTAGGCAGGACAGTACCTCCATCATCCAGTCATGCACTGGCTTCATGAGTCTTTGGGTCCAGTAATCGACTATTGCAATAGTCCTTACTTTTCCCGCGGCCTCAGGAAGGAGTGCAAGTCTCCCAAGATCCGCCTGTCGGCGGAAATCCCAATGCTTTACACGCAACCACTTAGCATCATGCGGTCCACTCGCCGAGTGAGCCACCTGAGTTAGGTGGAGAGTCTGTTGGAAGAGAGTTCGAGTTTTTATGTCCTTCACGTGATGGCACCATTCCATAACGTAGTTGCGCGGAGCGAGGCTCCAAGCAAGTGCGTCCATGGGAGCACCCAGTACTCCTACTGGGTGATTGGGTCCACCACGTTGAGGATAGAAGGGTTTGTCCCTCGGTCCGGCCGCCAGCTTCGGCTCCAGGATATTCTCCACTCCTGACTTCAGGGCGTACGATTGTACAACCTGAGGCCAGAAAACCTTAAGACAGAAAGTGCTGAATTCCTTCAGCACCTTCTCATCAAGAGGTGGACACTCGCCTGTCACGGATGACAGGTCTGAGTCCTGGTGGGGACCACTAAAGGCTGAGTAAGCCTTTAGCAGCGAGATCACCACCCTGGTGACCTTGATATTCCCGGAGGCGATAGCTCGTCTAAAATACAAAGGAAGTATTTTAGGCAAGCCTGACCGCGCCAAACCCACGGGCTCTCCCAGAAGGAAGGGATCGGTTGGTTTCGTACCAGACAGGTACTTTAAGACGAAGAACAGACTGTTCTTCATCTTAGAGATGAGGGCAGCATGCCCTCGACCTGAGCTGATACGACCTAACCGAACCCCAAATTCGGCTAAAGCTTTAGCAAACGTTGGAGTGGGTTCCAACTGGCCCCCTGACCGCAAATTGAGGTCTTTACCCCAATGTACGGCCAGGGACAACAAGATTTTACTTGTTGGCGTGACCAGAGTCTCG